TCTTCAACTCTTCCGCAATCGCGTTGAGTTCTTCATTGCGGTCAGCCAGCGCCTTGATGGAATCGCCATCAAAATCGTGCCCGCCGTCCACTTCTTTGCTTTTGATGAACGCAGCCAGTTCCTGCTGTTTGGTGTCCATTTCCTTGCGGATTTCTTCCGCTTTACGAATCGTGTTTGCCATAGTTGGTTTCCTTCAAAGTTAAATTTCTACTCCGTTGATCCGCGCGCGGGTTAGCTCGTATTGCCATAGCGTTTTAAGCGTGAGATCATGAGCATCTTCCTGCGGCGATTGTTCCGGAGCGTGCGTTTCCGCCAGTGTTTTGATGGCCTCGGCGGATGTGCCCAATCCTTCTGCCAGTTCGGTGAGTTGAACGTACTTTTGTTCACTCCAATGGCGGTCAGATTTAACGCAGCGTAATTCAGCAAGGTCGCTGATACGCGCTTTTATTTCCTCCACTGCGGCAAGCACTTTGGAAGAGTGATCTTCAAGCGGCAGCCCAGCAGGCAGGCTTTCCGTGAGATCCGATAAATGTTTAGTTTCAGGTTCCGGCTCTACTGACAACTGAGGAAGATCATCAAAAGGATCATCTGACTTTCCACCCCATTCACCTCTACTGGAGGTATCAAACACGCTTGGCTTATTGCTCGTATTTTTTGATACTATTTCAAATTGCCCTAATTGATCAACGCTAAATACTCGGCGGTACTTGCTTCCGTCTGATCTTGTAATGTTCATGGCCAACGACGTTGGCTTCCCGCGTGAAAAGGCATTGCTCTGGTTCTTTAAAACGGTACCCTCAGCAGTAACTCCGTGATACGGAGTTCCGGGCATGTTTAGTGTGAATTTAACTTTTGCGCCCTGCCAAACAGACGCAACTTTATCCGCGACAGATGCGCCACTTCTTCCAGCGCCACCACCGCCGCCACTGCTAAACTTCCCGTCATTGTCGCGAGGATGCGCTGATTCATCCCACTTTAATTCAAGGTCATCGCAATCATCAGTACCCACCAAACTTTTCAAACTCACACATCCAGTCAACGGCTCGGCGGGCGTGGGTGTAATAGACGCTTCGGCAATCGGCCATAAAAGTACTTCATGCCCGTCGCCGGTGCTTTTACGTTCCACCAAATGCGCCGGTGCGCCGCTGGATAATCCGAATTGCTTGATGTTTTGCGCGATCTGCTCGGCGTGTTTTGCCAGATAATCGGTGCGCTTTTTAATTTCACCTTCGATCCACACACCGGCATCTTTAATGCTGACGCGGCATTCGCCCAAGCGCACGCGTTTGATGGTGCCGTCTAATCCGTGATTGTAATACACGCTGCGGCGATCGCCATCAGCAATGTCGAAATCGGTGCTTTTAGTAAACCGATCTTTAAGTTTCGAAATATCCGGCGAATCGAACACCACCAGATACCCACCAAACTTCCAGCCGGTATCCGATTCTTCGACTGCTTTAATTGCACCGCCATAATTGATAAGCGTGTCAGTGAACATAAATCAATTTTGCCCACAACAAGACACGTAATGCCAGAAACGTATATCAAACGTTGATGAAATGTCGAAATATTTTTTTAGGGGGATAAATTAGGGGTAAAAGTACTTTTACTTGGCCTTACGCTTCTGATATTTAAAGTATTTCAAGTTGCAGCGATCGGCGGGGCCGCAGGTGCGTTTGCCAACCATTACTATTTCGTTGATGGGCACGCGCCCCTTGGCGGTTTGCTCTAAGCAACCTTCAGTATTGCCGCGCGTTTTGCAGTGATGCGCGCCGCTTTCCAAGATGTTTTCTGCGTATTTGTATCCTTCATCCAGATGTGATTGCTGGCGCACCGTTTCGTAGGTAAAACGACCGGCTTCGGCATACATATTGAGGCGCCGTTCAAACGGCATTTTGCCTTCGGCGTCACTGGTAGCAATAGCGGGATTATCCTGTAATTCTTTTACGAAGTCATCCAACTTGCCGTAATGAAATTGCAGCTGTTTTCCCGCCTGACCGTAAGCGCTGGCATCCATGGAGGCAATGCCTCCCTTGGCTGCGGTGGCGTTGGCCAGATGCATGTTTTTGACTTCGCGCTGCATTTCTTCTTTGAATTCTTGAACCTTGGCGTTATAGGCGGCTTTATCGATTTTGCCATCCTGATAATCACGCGCCGCCTGCGAAAGTACTTTTCCATTATGCCTCATGCGTTCGGCGGTGGCGTCGATATCGTCATCAATCACCTTGCGCACTTGCACCGGATCGATGAACTTCCCGTTAGGAGACACGTAACGTTGCGCCCGTTTGTTCCAGCGCAAGCGGGAGAAATCCACTTCCAGCAAATGACGATTATTACCGACGCGGGCTTTTAATTCAGTGATAACAAACATTAGGATTCATCTGGTCTCGCGCGCAACAACGCCTGCATGCCAGGCGTGCGTGATTCCAACGCTTCTTTGATGTCATCAGCGGTAAAGCCGCCAGTGTTGGCTTCGATGGCATCATCTTCATCGGCGGCTTTGGTAGCGGATTGCTGGGCAGCTTCCTTAGCGGCTTCTTCTATAAACCACTGCTCATCCTCTTCGTCTTCTTTCGGGCGCGATATAAGCTCACCTGTCCACACATCAAATGTCTCGCCCGCAGCGTTGGTGCATGGAGGAGAATCGGGGTGACGGTCTTCGTTTTTTACAATGATATTCCCGCCATCTTCAAGATCATAAATGTCGCCCGTCACCGGGTTTATGTAGTATGACACCGGCACATAATATCTCGGTTTCCGCATTGCCTTTTCGCGTTGTGTGTTTGGCATGACGATCACTCCGTAATAATTCCCTTACTATCTAAGTATGACTCAAATATCTTCCAACTGGTACTGCCCTTTGATAGATCAAATGAGACGTTGGTTCTTCCACCAAATTTCTTCCATGCCTCAAATCCGCCTTCCATTTGCATCAGAGTATTCAGGTCTTTGGCTGATCGATATTTTGAGGGAAGTTTTGATTTGACACTGTTTTTTATTACCCCATTGAACCCAAGTTGTGGCCACCGCGAATATCCTGTTTGACGTGACTTTGCGTTACCTGCTGCGTCTGCGACAACTCTATGGATGCCTAATTCCTGCGCCTTCTTAAATTGATATGCAAGCATCCGTGGCGCAAGTTGTTTTGGAGCATCACTCTTTTTGAAGAATGCCCCATTTTCCATGACAACTTCATTGCCGCGATTGCCAACCTTGCGCATTAACAAATCAAAGTTTCCTTGATCTCCGGCGCTAATATGAATGCCACCAGCGACGCGATGCACCTCAATCTTTTCACCGTCCGGCGCGCCGATGAGTTCACCGTATTCTTTTGCTGCAAGTTCGCGTCCAAATAACTTTTTAGATTCCTGACCAACGCCGCTATTCACCGTGACTTTAAAATCGCCATTAAAGTACTTTTGACTGGTTTCGTCGCGGGAATCGCCGCCCCAGAATTTCCCTTTTTCGCCAACATACCGCTGGAACTTTCCGCCGTCGCGTTCCCAATCGCTCTCGCTGAATTTGGTTTCATTCCCATCAACAACCTTGATAAAAGTACTTTTAACGGCACGGTTCAACCTCTCCTGATTCGCCATTTCTTCCGGCGTCACGGGCTCTGCCTGTGGATTGCCGGCAGTGGCAGACGGATGGAAGACGCCCTTATATTCTTCCGGCACATCCACAATGCCGCGCTCCACCTGGGCGGTGTAAAGATCGATGGTGCCAGAGGTGTAACTTTTATCGATCATGCCGTACTTTTCCACCAGGTCTTCCTGCAACGCGGGCACTTTGGAGCGATCCCATGAAATGCGGTATTCCTGAGCGTCTAATCCAAACGCCGGAAACATCTGGGTTTCAATTTCATCGGCAAAGGAATCCTCCAGTGGAATAATGGTGTTATCCCACCACCAGCGCATGGACGCGTCCAGATTTTCATACGTGGGTTGCGTGCCTGTGGGTAATAGTGCGACAATGACCGGCGTTCCCAGCAACGCACAAACGGTTTCCTGTGGCCATTGGCGGATTTGATCTATCGCTAAATCAGCTGGCGACCAGTTGAACGCTTGCCACTTCCATGGCAACGATGACACAAACGGTTCGCCCACCTTATCGCCGGTGAATCCCGATTTGATGCGCCGCTTCATCTCCTCGGCCTGCTCTGGCGTTGGAGGTGTGCCCGATGCTAAGCCGCTGCCTTCAAGTGTCACCATTCCCGATGGCACCGCGCTGTTTTTCATCAATGCGCCGGTATAGGTGGATGCGCCATTTAACGTGGCAACCTCGCGCGCGGCCAACCCCAGCGGCGACCATGGCATGCGCGGATTTGCGACGTTCAGCCCATGACGGAAATACACCACATCTTTGGTTTCGAGTGGCTCCTGTGTTCGTTGACCGTCCACGAAATAATAATAATTCTTGATAAAGTTCTGGCTGTCCCAGTTGGGCGCCAATCCGCTCACGCCCATACCAACCGGCGGTTCATACCAAATTTCAGCGGGCACGCCGCGCCTGTCGTATTCAAATCGCCAGAACGCCGATCCCTGGCTCATGGCGCAAATTAACGTCACGCCAAACAGTTTTTCGCCACTATAGAAATTGTTGGGTCGTTCGATGAGTGCGGTGATTTCGTGATCCACCCGCTCCCAGTCATTGCCGTTTTTAGTTTTACGTCGTTCTAAAAATGGGCGCGCCTGCGCGAATGCCTTGGTCAACGCCACGAAACACGCCGCCGCCGATGGGTTTTGCCACAGCACGCCAGCGGCAGTTTCATAATCGTATTTAGTTCCCGGCAATAATCCGCCACGCAGATCATTGGTCAAACTAATATTCGGTAAATGCGGCAAGTTCCCGCCATAACCATATCCACCATACGAAGAAAACGGCAACGATTTGATCTCCGCCGTTAATGATTTTACGCTTGCGCCAATCGCAGAAAGTACTTTCATGATGAAATCCTACAGGTTTAAAATTACAGTTGAGCTCCTACAGGCACGACACCATAAAATGCCATGCCATCAGCAATACGCCAATACTCGATATCCACGCCGCTACCAGAATTGGCATTAAAAATAGAAACACGATGATTGCGAGTAACCCAATTTTGCTATCGTTGTTTTGAGGTTCCATAGTAAATCCTTTATACGAAAAAGAATGGTTTCTCCGGCGGTGTGGGATGTTGCCAATGCGCCAATGCCAACGCATCACCTTTGCCAGGCGAACGGCCCAACCTCTCGGCGATACTGTTTGGCCCATGCTTAGGCTCCACGACATACCCGGCAGATGTCACGGTGTAATTTGCCGCGGTCAGATCGGCGCGCAATTCGTCATCATCGGGCAAGCACAAATCATCACCATTGACGGGATCCAGCGCCTCGCGCAATTTCCACATCATCGCGGTGCGGATATTGGTTAATTTGAATCGACCAGTTTTATCCAGCATCGGCTCGGGCTTCCCGTTGTTCCCATACTGTTGCGCGGCCGCTGCGGCGTTGATGGCGTTGACCTTCACGCCGTTCATTCCCGCCAGCTGATCGTAAACCGATGAACCGATGCCGATGGCGTCCACATTGATTTCGGCATCTTCTTGATATTCATCCATCACCAACTTGGCACCGATGGGGCCGTCTATTTCTCCGCCAGCGGTCTTGCGTGTGTGAATAATGATCTCCCCAAACCAATTGCCGTAACGTGGCGCAATCGCGAAATCATCGCCGCCGCGCGACGGGTCAACACCTAACGCAGTGAGCGGAACATCAGGGCGCGGCGATTTGCGCCCACGCTCGATGGCTGCATCAACCCACGCGGTGGGAATGACCTGCCACGCGCTATCCTTCATGCCAGCTTTAAAATCGCCCTTCAACATCTGCGACCGCAGCGGCTCCGGCAATCCTTGCAGCGTGGCGCGATATCCGGTCTTCTCTAAATAGGGATTATCGCCTAATTTCGCCGCAATGAAAGTGCGGCTTTTGGGCATAATCCACTTGTCGGCTTCGTCATCGGGATTCGGATTCTTGATTGGTTCGCCGCTGGGCACCTCCACATCTTTGCCGTCAATGGTGGCAAACCAGCGCAATTCACCGACGCGCGCCGGATTAGGATGCCGATCATCCAGCCACGGCGCCCAATATTTGATGATCCACCGGCCTTCAGTTGTCGTTGGTGGATTACAGGTAGCGACTATCCGGCACCGTTGGCCATCAACAGTCGTACGATTCCAGCCATTCACAAAACGAAATTGCGACTCTGTAAATTCGGTTACCTCATCCCACAAATACGCATCGTGCGGACGCCCGCGATAATTCTCCTTATCCTTTTCAAACTGCATTGATGCCAGTTCGATCACGCGCCCATCCGCCATCCGCCACATGTGCAACGATTCGTTGTAGGAATCTTTGGAGTGATCATCGCCACGGCAGTTATATACTTCGCGCGAACGTTCGATAATGCCGCGCATCGATGGAAAGACGCGGCGGAAAATAATCGATCTGTAATGCGAGGTGCCAGCCAATCCCAGCAGCAAATCAGTGTTATGCGTTGGCACCATGGTTCTGCCTGCCAAATACAGACGCGAAGGAGAATCCACTGTGATGCATCGCATCGGTTTCGGATCAATCATTTCACATCCAACGATATACCGGAATTTAGTAGTTCGCCTCGTTGCCAACTTTTGCCTATTGCGATGCCGCGGAAGTCGAAAGACGTATTCAGACGGCGTCCATTTGATATCGTATTTGGCGCCGCAATCTTTCCCATTCAGTTTTGCGCGCCCTGTCACCATCCGCGCCTTCCATCCTAAACTGACAATGAGCTCCAGAACACCTTCAGCTAATAATTTATTTGTATTCGTAAACTCCACTGAGCCTGTTTTACTCACAGTGCCGTCGGTGTCCATTAATCCTTGTAAAAGCGCCAGTCGTTGTGATCGAGAAGCGCGTAAATACTGCTGTGGAATATGTTTGTTTTCCAACACTCCGATTTCACGCAAAAGTACTTTTAGGCCAATTATCGAATGTGCCAAATGGGAATAATGCCGGACTTCGAAACCTGCCATTTCAAACTGCTGCCATACTTCAGGATCGGCACCCGTAAACTGACCATTGCGCGCAGAACCATCTCCCAGCCAAGCACCCAAACAATAGGGATCAAGGATTAGGTTTGCCTCTGGCATTTCTAACGGCTTAGCCACAGGTATTGCATGGTTCGTGCGTCCACGGGGCGTTTTTAAGGTTCGCGCAATTTCTTCTGTAGTTCGCACGCTTCCCGTTGGAATTGGCTTGTATTGATGAACACGCGCTTTATTACGTGCAACAAGTGCTGCTGTAAATGCTTCTGATTTCACGTTCCCGGCACAACTGGGACGGCTTTCCTGTCGACGCTTACGCCATTCAGGATCACGCCGTGTTAGCGCCTCCAATTCCTTGGCGTCAAACGTCAGCCACTTATGGTCAGCGCAGGCGTCTATTTGAGTTCCGTCATCAAATGTCATCTTGTAACTCACCGGGCTTTCGTCCACAGGATGCGCGATGACGACGCGGCAAATTTTCCCCTTATCATCGAAGATTTCATTGCCTGACACAAGGTCACCCATGCGCTTCCATCCTGCCGGAGTGGGGATCATCGTATTGACATCCAGCATCTTGCCGCCGCCAGCGGCGCCGCCATATAGCAACTCATCGGCTT